GCTTGCCGTCGGCCAGCACGTTGCCGATGATCGCCGAGGTCTGCTCGGCGGCGTCTTCGAGCTTGGCCACACCGCAGGCGACGATAACCGCCTTGGCACGGCTGTAGATGGCGCGGCAGGCCTTGGTGATCGCCGCGTCCTGGCCGAACGCCGCGACCGCTTCGCGCTCGCTGGTGATCAGAATCAGGTCATTGGCCTTGGCGGTGACGCCCGGGCCTTCGGTGAAGGTGTCGACCAAGCCGATGATCGAGGACGACGGCAGCGCGATGCTGCGGGCGCCGGTGTCGACGTTGGTCACGGTGACGCCGTGGAAGAATCCACTCATGTAGGTTTACTCCAGAAAAAAAGAAAGCCCCGCGAGTGCGGGGCCAGGATGGGGGCCGGTCCTGAAAGCATTCAGGACCGGAGTAAAACGAAGTGAAGAAAGCGAAGACATTCAGCCTTGCCGAATACCTGAACACCCCCTTCAGATCAGCTTCAAACGTCCAGGGTAGGCAGTGCTGCGGGGTCTGACAGTACCCCAGTAGATTGCATTCGTTTCCGTCTGAGTGGCGCCGACGTAATAGATTGCGCCGGTGAAACCATCACCTTTGTCGACCCCGACCTCAGCCAGATTACCGATGCCCTGAACGGCAGGAGCACTGGCATTGTCACCAGTGATTTTTGTCCCCATGCGCCAACTGGCGGCAGTACGGCCAGGATCGACCCCCCGCCCCTCATCGAGCATACGAAGAAACTCGCCGCGAAAATCCGGAATACGGAACGTTGAACTGCCGTCACCACGAGTCCAGGCACCCTCCATGCCAGCACGCTGCGCTTCATCCACAAGCATTCCCGATTGCTGAGCGTGGTCCCATAACCAGGGCCAGTCACCACGCCCCAGCAGCCGAGCGTCGGGCCGCCCCCAGCCTCCTGGGTTGGGCGCTGTCGTGGTTTCAAACGCGATACGTCCCAGCGGCGTGTTATCGAACCGGTCAAGTAGCAACCAGCTACCAGCACCATCACTGCGCAAATGCCAGAAATCACCGCCACCCAGCACCATGCAGAAGGGATAGCCTTCAGGGCGAAGGTGGGTATGGAACTTGATTTTCTCGCCGCTGGCGGCGTAGACCAGCAATACATTGGCGCTATTGTCGACGCGCTGTACCCGCACATCCATGATGCGGTTGGCCTTGGGCAGGGTGATCATGGTCTGGCCTGCCGAGGCATCTACAAGCAGGAAACCTGCCTCATGGACGTCCAGCACTTTGTTGCCACGGATGACCGAGTTGTTGATGCCCTGGACCGAAAGCATATTGCTTTCGATCGAGGCCAAAACGTCACTGCGGCTCATACTGACCTCCTGTCGAGTCCAAGAATGCTGGAGCTTGCGGGCGATGCGCAGAATCCGGGAACAAGTCAGAACCAGGCCAGTCGCGCAAAGACTGTCGATAGCGAAGCAACGCCTCGAACTGCTTCTCCGTTTGAGTCGTGACCAATCCCAGGCTTTGCTCCTCGTTGTATCGGGCGACAAACCACTGGCTGCTGACCATTTGCGAATCGCGCCAGCCGCGCTCGATGCGGGCTAGTTCTTCTCTGTTGGGAGCAGTCCTTTCGATCAGGATCGGCAAGCCGAGGTCATCATGGCTACGGATCTTGTCCAGATCAGGATTGGCAATGACGGCCTCATACAAGGCCTCGGTAATCGGCACTGCATCGTCGGGCATCTGCAAGTGGACACCGCTAAGATAGGTAGACCCCGTCGACTGGCTATAAAAACGCTTCATGCATGCTCCCTGTCAGTAGCCGATAGCAAAGTAGGGACAGGCCGACAGCGTAGGGTTGCCCCAACCGGTCGAGCCTTTGGTGAAAGACCCCTGGTTGAGGGCATTGAGGCCTGTGCTTCTCAAATCCCGGAATTGCCAGTAGGTACGGGTAGTACCATTGGCGGGTGTGTAGTCAGTGGCTGCAACCCAGACGCAGCGATTGGGGAAGGCAACCGGAAAACTGATATCGACAGATTCCGTAGTGTTTGCGCTTGAGCCGTACTGAATGATCAATCCACCAAGCCAGCTGGGGAAAATGATGTATCCGTTCGTGCCAAACGACATGGAAAAGCCCCAACGCAGTTTCTTTGGCGTAACCGCGACACTTTCTACGACACCTGCATTGACCTCTGCCTGGGTGGCAAGCTTGATGGTTCCCAAGTTGCTTTCGGTTGCCTGGCCAGCCAGTGGCGCTAAAGCTGCAACATTGATATTTCCCTGGTTAACCGGCGCATTCCAAGCCTTGATGCACCACATGACCGCCAGGTTGCGCGGGCGGCTCATGCCTAGCATCCATGTACCGCTACCCGGTGTAACTGGCGTCAAGGAGCCCGTGTTGACCACTGTCAAACCATTCCAGGTAGCGTCGGCAACCCCGTCGTAACCGTAATCATTAGCCGTCTGGCCAGCAGATGGCGCCAGGGCGGCAGCACCTTGGCCACTGGCGGGCATGTCCGCAATTGCCAGAGAGCCCTTTTGCCATTTGCCCAGATCCCGACCTGGGTCCACGTCTCGCCCATGATCCCAGCCACGCAGGAACTCGCCTCGCGTATCTGGCAATCGGAAGAAGCCTGCTGGCTCTGCGCCTTTGTTGTACGTGGTGCCTAGGTAGGCCGCCAGGTCCGGGTAGGTCGCCATGCTTTGAAGGCTGCCATCGAGCTCGAGGTAACCGGCTGGTACCTCGGCCTTTGGGAAGGGCAGGATCGCACCGACTGGTGTCGAAGAGCGCAACGCCGTCAGTTCGGCGACGAGGGCCGCGACGTCGATCTGCCCTTGGTTCACTGGCGCATTCCACGCTTTGAGGCACCACATCACAGCAAGGCTACGGGGACGGGTTTCAGTGCCACCCTTGGCCGCAGCTGGAGCGAACACACTAGATACGAGTGTCGCATTAAGTACGGAACTACCTATTGTCCTCGCGGTTGCGCCCAGGTTACCTGTTGCACTCCCAGCGACGTTTGCCTCAAATGGCATCTTTCCAGTGCCGGCGTCAGCCGAGATCACCGCATGCTGGTGATCGAGCAGAGAATCACCGGCCCAGCTACCAACTGCCCTGCCCGGATCGACCCCCCGTCCATGATCCCAGCCACGCAGGAACTCACCGCGGGTATCCGGTAAACGGAAGAACCCTTCCGGCTCGTTGCCTTTATTGAAAGCCCCGCCCAGGTACGCCGCCAAGTCCGGATAAACCGACGCACTCTGGGTGCTGCCATCGACTTCGAGGAAACCGGCTGGCACCGAGCCCCTCGGGAACGGCAGCATGGCGCCCACCGGTAACGCCGACGCCGTGTTCAACAGCGCCTGAGTCTCGGCCTTGGTGTAGCTGTTCGCGGCCTGGAACGAGCTAAAGGCCAGGATTTCCACGTCCTCGCCCAGGCTGCTGGGTGTCTTGAAGGTGATCTTCTGGCCGTCGGACAGGTAGTCGGTAACCTCGCGACCATTGCGCAGCACGATGGTGCTGCCGATGGTGTGCGCCAGGCTGAAGACGGTCTGGCCAACCGACGCCTCGAACGAGAAACGCTCGAACGCCTTGTTGGCACCGACGCCACCGCCAAGCTGGAAGTAGCTGCCGTCGTAGTTCAGGTCATACAGAGCGCCGGCACGGATATCGCCGCCCACCAGGTCGACCAGGCCAGTATTGCCGGACTTCTTCACTGCCACGGCGGTCAGCCCGTTGATACGTGCCGTCACGGCGCCGGTGTTGGTGGCACTGGCCTGGAACTGAAAGCGCTGACCAGCGGCGTAGGCCGCCAGGGCCGACTCGCCGCTCTTAAGCTTCAGCGTCAGGGCATCGGCGGTACCGGTGGCGACACCGAGCCAGGCCAGTGGCCCCACGTCCTTGGCCACGTCTGCACGGCGCAGGTACTGCGGGTGCGGGTCGGCCGTCTCCAGGTGCGCCTTGAGCTGGTTGCGCGCATACAACTCTGCCGCTTCGCGGGCTTTGTCGACGTAATCGCGAGTGGCCAGAACGATACTCGGGTCGATCTTGAGCGTCACATTGGCGAGGTTGCCGAACACCACATGCATGCGGATGGTCTGGGTACGTCCGGAGCCTTGCGCCAACAGTGGTTTGTAGCTGGGGGCCGGCTTGGCCACGGCAATGAAGTTGCCGTTGGCGTCTTCAAGCGCCAGCTCGCGGATCCACCAGCCGCCGGTTTCCGGTGGC